TGTTGGCAATCAGTATGCCGCCCGGAACGGGCAAGAGTACACTTGCGATATTCTACCTGACATGGCTGGCGGGGAAATATCCTGATGAACCAATACTTACGGGCAGTCACAGCAATTCGTGGGTGCGGGGTGCGTATGACGAATGCTTGAGGATTATGGACGTGAAGGGTGAATACCTGTGGCACGACGTATTTCCCGACGTTCAACTGTCAAGCACGAACGCGAAAGACTGTAGAATTGATTTGGGAAAGCGGAAAAGATTTGAAACGTTGCAGTTTACGTCTATAGGCACTGGCAATGCCGGTTTGTACAGGGCAATGCAGCTTTTGTATTGTGATGACCTTGTAAGCGGCATTGAGGTGGCCATGTCGCGGGAACGGTTGGACAAGCTGTGGGAGATATACAATACGGACTTGCGGCAGAGGAAGATCGGGCGGTGCAAGGAACTGCATTTGGCGACGCGCTGGTCAACCGGAGACATTATAGGGCGGTTGGAAACAGAATATGGGGACGGTGACAGGGTTCGGTTTATAGTCATGCCAGCGGTAGACGAAAACGACGAAAGCAACTTCGACTATCCGTATGGAGTTGGGTTTTCGACGCAGTTCTACCATGAGCAACGGGAGATCATGGACGATGTGAACTGGCGGGCGCTGTACATGAACGTTCCCGTGGAGCGTTTTGGTCTTCTCTATAGCGCGGATGAATTGCGTAGGTACTTTGAATTGCCTGACGGTGAACCCGATGCGATTGTAGCGGTATGTGACACGAAAACAAAGGGGTCAGACTATTGCGTAATGCCTGTAGCGTATCAGTATGGGACGGATTTCTATATCGACGCTGTGATTTGCGACAACAGTAACAACGATTCGGTGGAGCCTCGGTTGGCTTCGATGCTGACGGAGCGCAATGTACAGATTGCGCGGTTTGAGAGCAACCAAGCTGGCGGCAAGATTGCCGAGAAGATTCAGGGGATGGTCAAGGAATTAGGCGGCAGGGCCAAGTTGACAACGAAGTATACGACGGCGAACAAGGAAACGCGCATAATTGTCGCCCAACCGTTTATCCTGGATCATTGTTTGTTCAAAGATGATTCTGTGATAAAGAAAGACAAGGAATATCGTCGGTTCCTGCAAATGATGTGCGGATATACAACAGCGGGCAAGAATAAGCATGACGATGTTCCTGACGCGCTTTCAATGTTAGCAGAGTTCATACAATCATCGTTTGGTATGAACCGGGTGGAGATCGTGAAAAGGCCGTTCTAAAACCGAACAATACATTTTGAAAATACGTCTAATGTTCGGAATGAACCGAACATTCATTGGAAAAATGATGTTTTGTCAAATAAAACCACTTGACAAATGTCAATGTTTATGTTAGTATAGGCTTAGATAGGACTATGGAGGCGCGTATGCTGACTGAGAAAGAAGTTGCAGCCATCAATGAATGGCTGGCAAAGGGGTTTGAGGTTGAGATATACCGCAAGCCTGACGGGACGCTGAACATCAAGACCGTGAGGAAGAAGCGGCTTGTGATTGAATAACGAATGTTCAGACCACGCTTGCCCATAGGATGGTGGGCGGCGCACCACGGTTTGACATATATCCCCACGCTGCAAGGGCAGCGGGGAAGCGGAGAAGGCTCCGATGTGTAAAAGCATCGGGGTCTTTTGATTTTTGGAGGTTTGCGTATGGCTGATAACGAGAACATGGCTGTCATATCCAACGACCTGTTTGGGCGTTTGGATATTTACGCTTCCTCCGACGAGATCACGGCTGAAAACGTGGTTTCGGAACTGAATACGGCATTGCCGTATCACGTCCAGAACCTTTTGCAAGAGGATTTCCTGTACTGGTATCGGCGCAACGTGCAGCCGATATTGAACCGGCATAAGGAAGTCCGGCCTGAAATCCTGAACATCGTGCAGGAAAACCACGCGGAGGAGATTGTCGCTTTCAAGAACGGCTATTTCCTGACACAGCCCGCGTTCTATACGGCGCGGCGGGAGGGTGTTCAGGCCAAGGTGGACAAGCTGAATGAGTTCCTTTACCGCAGCTACAAGCAAGTGGCTGACGATAAGGTTGTGAACTGGTTCCACACTGTCGGCAAGGGTGTTCTGTACGTGGAGCCGGATAGGGACAACGATCCTGACACCCCGATTCACTGTTACGCCTTAGACCCGCGATCCGCTTTCGTGGTGTATTCGCTGAGACCCGGCAACGAGCCTGTGATGGGCGTGAACATGGTCGTATCGGACGGCATTGCGAAGTTCGACGTGTTCACGAAGGACAGCGTGTATCACCTTACTGGCGGCGCAACCGGGCGGCTGATGACCACACAGGTGAACAGTGACTTCCTGGCGACGGCTGTCTCCGTAGACAGTGTTGAGCCGAACGCGCTTGGGATGATCCCGATTATCGAATACCGCTACAACAGCGTGAACATGGGCGCGTTTGAAGCGGTGTTGCCGCTGTTGGATGAGATCAACAACATCCAGTCGAACCGGGCAGACGGCATTGAGCAGTTCATACAAAGTTTGTTAGTGTTGGTGAACTGCGAACTGCCGGAGGGCAAATCTTCCCGCGACGTTCGGGACAAGGGCCTGATTGAACTGAAATCTATCGGTGAGAACAAGGCCGAGTTGAAAATATTCAGTGAGCAGCTTGACCAGACGCAGACACAGGTGTTGGTGGACAACCTGTATGAACAGGTGTTGCGGATATGCGCTATGCCGAGTTCAACCAAGGGTGGGACATCCACTTCGGACACGTGAGCCGCAGTTTTGGCCCGCGACGGATGGTATCAGGCCGATTGTGCCGCCCGAAACTGTGGCGACTTGTTCAAAGAGAGCAACAAGCAGTTTGACAGGATACTGGTCAAGATATTGCAGCAACGCGGACTGTTGGATATCGACCTGAACGACTTTGAACTGAACCTTGTACGGAATGAAACCGCGAACATCCAGAGCAAAGCCCAGGCGTTCAATACGATGCTGGCAAGCGGTCTGCATCCCGAACTGGCGGCTTACAAGTCTGGCATCTCCAATGACCCGGTGGCCGATATGAAGATGAGCGACAAGTACCTGAAAATGGTGTGGGGAAATCCCGATCAGGTTGACGAGGTTGAACAGCAGACCAACGGGCAGGGCGAAGCGGAGATCATTGAACGCGACAGTGACAACGGCGAGGATGAAACGGGTGGTTCCGTATGAGCATAACGCTGATGCAAGGTGACTGCTTGGAACGGATGAAGGAAATCCAGGACGGCAGTATTGACCTGACTGTGACTTCACCGCCCTATGACAATCTGCGAATCTACAACGGCAATATCAGTCAATGGAACTTTGAGAAGTTCAAGGCGATAGCTGAACAGCTTTGGCGAGTTACCAAAGATGGCGGCGTTGTTGTTTGGGTGGTAGGCGATGCAACTATCAAGGGGAGTGAAACAGGTTCATCGTTCAGGCAAGCGCTATACTTCAAGGATTTGGGATTCAATCTGCATGATACTATGATTTATGCCAAGAATGGCACAGGGGCGTGTGGTTCTAATCTTTGCTACTGGCAAGCATTTGAATATATGTTTGTGCTGTCAAAAGGCAAACCAAATACTGTGCATAGATTGACGAATGGTAAAAAGGGTGGAACAAAAGGTGGAGCAAGACTAAAGGCGGACGGAAGCAAAAAAACAGAGCATCGTTCTGATGCCACTGGAAAGATGCAGATTCGCAACAATATTTGGCTTTACAACGTGGGATTTGCGAATGGTGACGAAAAGACGGGGCATCCTGCGGTATTTCCATCTGACCTTGCCCGCGACCACATTCTTTCATGGAGCAATGAAGGTGATACAGTTCTTGACCCGTTTATGGGTAGTGGAACGACAGGGCTTGCTTGCAAGCAGACTGACAGGAACTTCATTGGCATAGAGCTTGACCCTGACTACTTCGCCATTGCCAAAGGGAGGATTGAGAGGTATGACGATTCTCCCGATTGACGAGATCAATGCCTTGGAGGACAGGTTGAAGGTTCACTTCAACGACGAGGGCAAGATCAAGTCAAGGCAGGACGCGGAGGAAATCATAGACGAGTTGTTAGACCTGTTCCTGCTGTCCTACGCAATGGGCGTGGACAGTGTGGGTGTTGAACCGCCGCCGTTGGAAACGGTCAACGACACGCTTTACAAGCGCATTGACGGCAGGACATGGGAAGAACGGGTCTGGGACTACTATGATAACGGCGGGACGCTGTACGACATAGCGCGGATAGCGTCAACCGAAGCCCATAGGGACACGAACGCCGCCGCCTATTACGCGGCAAAGGCTGCTGGCAAGACTACGAAGGTCTGGCATTGCATGATGTTGGACACAAGCCGTGATGACCATATCTGGCTTGACGGCGTATCAGCACCACTTGACGGATATTTCTATGCGCCGGGTGGTGAACGGACATTGTACCCCGGCGAATGGGGGGTTCCCGAACAGGATTGTAACTGTATGTGTTGGCTCACGTATGAGTGAGTTCACATATCGACCAGGGAAGGTCGTAAATCCCGCAAACGTCAAGGACAGACGTAAAAACCGGATATGTGCGGAGACAACCGCTTGAACAAACGGAGGGTAAAAAAACATGGATGAAAACAATGTTGTCACCACGACTACGGAAAATACCGAGAATACCGTGGAACAGACGGAAACCGCAAAGACTGAGCCTGTCAAGACTGAAAAGACCGACACCGCCGAGGTGGAAAAGCTGAAGGCCGCGCTATCCAGAGCGAACAGCCAGGCAGCTGAGTACAAACGAGCGCTGCGTGAAAAGCAGTCTGAAACCGAACGCGCCGAGGCTGAACGCGCCGAGCAGGAACAGGCGATGCGGGAAGAACTGGAAACGCTGCGCAAGGAAAAGCGTGTCAGCGACTACACGGCCAAATGTGTTGCGTTGAACATGGACGCTGAACTTGCGGCACAGACCG